GCCAGGTCAGACCAGAACGGGTCTTTGTAGCTGGTGGGGATGTCTTTTGTGGCCATCTGGTTTCCTTACTGGCCAGGAACTTGGAAAGTGCCGCTGCCCATCGTGCCAGGCGCTGGCCGTCCAGGAACAACAGCAGGAACTGTAGGTCCAGGAACAACAGCAGGCACAGCACCAGTCTGCGGATTCGCCCAGCGCATGTAGCCTCGGCCGGATACCGCACGGCCGGCTTGTGTGGCCGCCAGGTCTTGCGCGCGTTGGTCCATGAACTGGCGCGCGAAGTCCACATAGGTTGTGCCCTTGGGCACCTGGACGCCACCGATCTCGATGTCCTTGGTGGCACGGCCGAGCGAGCCGACAGAGTTGACCCATTCAGACTTGGCGCTCTCGGCCACGGCCTCGTACTGAGACATCTTGGCCATGCCACGCAGGAAGGATGCGATCACAGGCGCATCAGCGTTTTCAGGTGGCAGACCTTTGAGCGCCAGCTCGATGTCCTTGTCGGTGGCCACGCCTGGTGGCAGCGACTTGATGGCCTGCGTGTTGCGCAGTCTGGTGTACTCACTGCGCAGTTGCGAGAAGCCGTCTTGATTGCCGGTGATGGTCTTGAACTTCTCGGAGAAGGTTGTGCCAAGACCTCGGCCGCCGCCTTCCTGCTCAATCCTGGTCGCCAGGTCCAGCATGCGGCCTGCAGCCTGTTCGGAGCCGACTGCAGCCACCGCTGAGTCGTTGACGATCTTGGTGGCGCTGGCATCGAGCTGGCCGCCCTTCTGGTTCAGCTCGAAGAGCTTCAGCTCCACGTCAGACTGCAGACGGTCGCGGTCCAGTTTCAGTCGGTTCTGGTCCAGCACCAGACGGCCAGCACGGTCTGCAATCTGGCTGTCCAGGTTGCGGATGTTGGCCGCGGTCTGCGTGTTCTCCAGCGCCAGGCGTGTCGGTGTGTTGGCCGTGATCAGCTCTTCCTTCGTCGCGCCGGCCTCGCCAGCACGCACCTCGGCCGGTGCCTTCAGCGCCTGGATGGACGAGGTCAGCACTTTGTCTCCACCAGGCACGCCGGCCAGCATGATGCCGATGGTCTTCTGCGCGCTCTGTGGGCTGACCTCGGCCATCTGTGCCCAGGTCTCGTAGGCCTTGGCCTGCTGCTCTCGGCCTGCATTGCGCTCTGCCGTGGCGCGCTCTTTCAAGAGCTGGACACCGATCTGGGGCTGGTTCGAGCTGAAGGCCGACATGACCTGGCCACCGAAGCGCAGCTCGTTCTCCTGGCGATCCTTGGACAGCGTCTCCCAGTTGGCGCGCATGCTGTCTGCCTCGTTTTTAGGCAGCAACATGGCCAGGTTTGTGAAGTCGCGCGCGCTTGGGTTCGGGTTGTTGATCAGCGCCGTGACCTGCGTCTGCAGTTGCGTCTTGCGCGCAAGCTCCTGTTCTTGTGCCTGGCGCTGCGCCTGAATGTCAGCGATGGTGGCGCCGATTTTGAAGCCGGAAAGCGCCGCCTCGAATGGGCTTTGGACGTTCAGTTGGTAGTTGATTGGCTGGACCATGTCAGGCTCCTTTATACCTTGCTGTAGTCGACGGTGAGGTATCCACCGGACTCGCCCACAGCGTCAGGATAGACGCCCAGCACTTCCTGCGCCATCAGGCCGACCTGTTGGCCGCCACCCCAGACGTACTCGAATGCGTAGACCCCAAGGCCATCTGGCCTGGTTCCCACGCGCATGATGTTTTTCTTCAGTCGGATGTCGCTGAAGACGTTTCCGAAGCCAGGCGTGCCAACTTTGGCGCCGTACTGCATGCCCAGGAACTGGGCCGGCAGGTTGAGCACGTTGGCAAAGGCCTGACCCTGAGCCAGCTCTGCGCCAGCTCGTGCAGCTCCTTGCTGCCCCATCAGGTTGGCGATGTCTGCACCAGTGCGCAGGCCAGCCGTGGCCGTGCCTGCAGCCGATGCCTGGCCAAGCTGGGCCAGGTTCTGAGAAGTTGTCTGGCCAAGCGCAGTCAGGCCGCCGAGACGACCATATTGTTTCTCGATCTCAGACTGCAGCATCTGTGGCCGGAACTGAGCCAGGGCCGCTTGGATGTTGCCACCACGCAGGCCGCCAGTGGCCGATGCGCGCTGCAGGAGCGCCTCTTCACCAGCGCGCACCTGCGCCTGGTAGCCAGCCCCACCTTCGATGCCTGCAATGGCCGCCTGCTGGGCCTCCGGGCCGCGCAGGCCAAGAAGTGCCTGCTGCTGCTCCAGCGCAGGAGCGCCGGCCGCAGCATAAGGCTGCAGGCCAGTGATGGCCGTGGTGCCAGCCGTGACGTAGGGCTTGAGAATCTCTTGAACAGCGTCGAACTGCCGACGCTGCTCTGCAATGCCAGCTTCACTGGCCGCAACTTGTGCGCCAGCAGCATCGCTGGCCGCATTGCTTTGCATGATGCCGCCGACGACTTGCGTGCCGCCGACAACTAGGGCTGTTATTGGATCAGGCATGGCCGAACTCCTTCATGTAGTCTTCGAGTGTTTCACCATACAGCGCCATGACCAGGTGAGCATTTTCTGTGGCGTACTTGGTGCCGTGGCACAGTGCCACCACCATCACGACCACATCGTAGTAGCCAGCGCGCCAGACATAGGAGCGTGCGTCAGCATTGCCTGCGCGCTCGGCCTGGTCAGAGCCTTGCCACTTGAGAATCATGGTCGCCACAACAGGCGCAAGTGTTTGGGAATTGGTAGTCCAGAAGCTGTTCTGGTTCATTCCGACCAGAGTGTTCCAGATGGCTGCGTTCAAGTCTTCGCGCTCGACAGGATCGCCGTCAGCCACGTCATCAAAGACCTGGATGGCGCCCCAGAGCATCAGCAGCCACTCAGTGGCCGGCGCAGGCAGCGCCAGAACCCTTTGCAGGTTCTCTCTTAGCCACTCAGCATTTCCCATGCACGCAACCCTCCAATGGTCGGATGAGCTGCTGGTGGCCCGATAGACTCAGCGCCCTCATTTTCCCACAATCTGCCATTTGGTCAATCTTCCTCGAACTCGCGCTCTTCCCAGGCCTGGCAGGAGCGCAGATCGTGGCAGATGAAATCGAACTTGTTGCAGTAGCCGCGGAAGCCTGCGCCCACGTCCCACTGGTTCCAGGGAATCTTGTCCATCTTCACCTGGGTCATGACCGAGTTGTCGTAATACTCGCAGTTGGAGCAGCGCCTGCGCCTTGCTTCGGCCTCGTCGACCTGCATGGCCTTGGCCAGCGCCATCCAGTAGGGCTTGTTGGCTCCGCGCTCGTTGCTGGGCTTTTCAGGGCCAAGCATCCAGTCATCGATCACCACCTGGGTGTTCTTCTTGTTCTCGGCCGCCGTGATGAACGGCTCCTCGTAGGGGATGCCGCCGAATCCGGCCAGCATCATCTTGGGCATTTTTGCGTCTTCCATCATGTACTCCTTCAGGTAATCTCGCGGCCGCTGGCTCGAATGGTCAGCGAGGTGGCTGCGCTGGCGATGGTGGAGATGAATCCACCAGCAGCCAGAACTTGGCCAACCAATTCCGGGAAAGTGTAGGTCTCATCAGGTGCAATGGCACGAGTGTCCACCACCAGGTTGCTGGCTCCAGCACTGCCTCCACTGGTCACCAGGTTGACGCTGATGGTCACGTTGCCTGCGCTGGTGTTGGTGGCCGTGAACTTGTCGATGATGGCCGTGGCGTTTGTCGCCGTGTACTGCGTTGTCTGGATGCTCTCGGCCTGCTTGGCCGGGATCAGAACTTTGACTGTTACTGTCATGGTTGGTTCCTCATTGTTGGACTTGGGTGACAGCCAGGATAAGAGCTGGCGATCCTGGAGCAAATGCTGTGGATGCCACTGCGTCCAGCGTGACGGCTGTTGAGTCTGACGCCCACATCAGTTCGACGTACTGGTTGGCATCCAACGTGAAGAAGTCGCTGCGGCAAACTGCCTTGTATTCGTTGTTGCTACTGAGTGTGACCAGAATTGACGAATTCGGAACGTCAGTTCCATTGATGCGAAACCAGAGCCAGATGTTCTTGGTGCTGCTGCTGGTAGATGTGAGCTGGTAGGTGGCCGCAAAGTTGTAGAGGCCAGACTCAGACACGACGATGCGCGATGCCGGTGATCCGATGCTGATACCGTTGGCAATGGGTGTGCTGTCGAATGTGATGGCGTATGCCGTATTGATGGCAGCCGGACTCTGGTCTGCGGTCTTGATAAATTGACCGTAGTATTTCTGCTGCTCAATGGTTGGCCGCACGAAAATCTCGCCGTCAGTTGTGCCAACTTTGAGCACTGCAGCGACCGGCACCACGTTATCTGGCGCCGTTGGTTTGGTGGCCGTGAATGCGCCTGCAACAGTAGGCGAGGCATAAAGCACATCACCGATGCTGAATGCACTGGTGTCAATTTCACGCACATGACCCCAGACCGTGCAGTAGCCCACCTCGCCACTGTCTGGCAGGTCGTGCGTCATCACTCCCAAGATGTAGAGCGTTGGCGTCGAGCCATCAGCCAGGTATGGTGCGACCGACAGCGTGTTGTTTGCGCCGACACCGACAAACCCAACCACCGTGCCGTTGGGGATGGTCACGCCTGTGGTGTTCTCGACCCTGGCGTATGTCTCCATGCCAACCTGCTGGATGACGCCATACTCCATGCCGATCTCAATGGTCTGGTCGTCGTCATTCCAGGCCATCCTGCGAATGCGATCTACATGCGGAGCCTTTGCATCAAAGTCGACGTAATCCGTCACCACTGAGTTGTTGTTCTCAATGACTGGTGCAGTGACCAATAGTTCGAGGACTTGTGCAATTCTGGTGATCTGCGCCAGCGCCTCATTGGCTGTTGCCTGTGCCGTTCCTGCAGCGATGCTGACCTCATTGACAACATCAGGCGCAATGGCGTCAGCGACTGCAAATAGGTTCTCGAACTGCTTGATCTGCTCGTGATCCTTCAGAAAGATGGCAAGCTGATCTCGTGTCAGTCCGAGTTTGATGCGTGAGTTCGTGGCCATCAGTACAGCAGCCCTTCAATCTGAGCTTCCAGGCGTGCGAATGACAGGTGTGCATCGCTGTCACCGCGGAATCGCTGGATGCGCCAGTTGCGCATATTGCCCTGTTGGAACCAGGCCAGGCGCTTCTTGGTGTTGCCGGTGGTGCCGACACGCAGTGGCCGGTCCTGGCTCCATGACTGGCCGTCCAGGCTGTAGCTGGTGGTAATGATCGGATCGACTCCAAGCGCCACGCGGCCAGTCAAGCTGACCAGCTCCAGCTCGTGGAACAGCGCACCGTTGCTCTCGTTGTAGGCAATCAGCGTGCCGAACTCCCAGCGCACTTGCTGACCCCAATGGTGTCCTGTGGTGTCGACCAGATAGCCGATGTTGCTTGACTGTGGATCGCCAACCAGCCACTTGTCATATGCCCAGACCAGGTTGCGCGCACGATACTGACTGAATCCGACGACTGTGGTCGTCAGCGTGAACCAGACCATCTCTCCAAGCGCTTCTGACGCCGCGCCGTCATAGACCAGCGTGCGGTCTGGCAAGTGAATGTAGAGGTGCTGGTGAGCCTTGTCGTTGCGCGCCTCCAGCTTGACTTGTGCAAGCTGTGCCTCTGTGTACTGCAACAGGATTTGATCGATCTCCTGCGTGCTGATTTTGTTGGTCGTGGCATTGGCGCCCATGTAGATGCCTGGCGCTTCGTTGCGCCCACTGCCAAGAAAGACCACCGTGTCCATGAAGACACAGCAGGCAAACGTGCCGACAACACCTTTCTGCACTTGTGCGCCATCGATGCGCTGGAACGGAAAGAAGTCGCCACCCACGTTGTCGAACACCTCGATGGTGTTTCGGTTCAGTGCATAGACCTCGTTGCGCACCTTGAGAAGCGCCACCACTGGATCAGGATCGACCTCGCTGGAGCCATACTTCAGCGGGTTGACCTGGGTCGGGTCTGACAGTTCAGTCACCACCAGGCTGGCGCCATCTGTGGTCATGAAGTAGCCATCCACCCAGACCACATCGAGCACCAGACCAAGATCAGGATCAGTCACTTGCGTGAGTGCGCCATTCCAGTAGTACAGGTTCCCACCAGACGCAATGGCCAGGCGGTCGAAGCTGTAGTCCATTGTCACCAATGTGTCGACAGGGCCGCCGACATCTCCAAGCACGGCCACAGTGCCATCACTCGCCACTGTCACCAGCTTGGTGCCCATGACTCGATAGCAGACGCCATTCCAGTTGATGCCTCCGCGGTCGATACCTGGGCCGCTGCCGTTGGCCACAATGCCATCGCCAGGCCGCAGGAAGCCAGAGCTGATGCCGCTGTTTTTTGGCACCGGCACCATGTTGACCGGGTAGGACGTGCGGAAGTCCGGTCCGTTGTCGGTGTAGATGCCGTTCAGGATTGGAATCTGCATGGCCTCACCACTTCACTTTGTCTGCCCAGTAGGCAGCGCTCATCTTTCCCTTGGCGATGTTGCCGGCATGCCTGGCCTTGAACGACTCGCGCCGGGCCTTGTCTGCCTTTGACTCGCCTTCTTTCTTTGGGCTGCCTGAGACGCCCTGCTGACCGAACCTGATCGTCTTGACCTGGTCGCCAGACTTGGCCACCACGACATGCGACTTGGTCGGATGCGCAGGCGTGCGCTTGGGCTTGTTGTAGCCCTCGACGCCAATGCGCTCCAGCCGTGGGTCTTTCTTGGCCGCCATGATCAGGCAATCCGATACCAGGAGTTGGTGGACTGCACAAAGCGCATGCGGAAGAAGTCCTCGGCAGCCAGCGTTGCCGGGTCACCGTATGCAGCCGCAGCGCCGTTCAGCGCCAGCGTGAAGGCAGTGATCTGCTGTGTGGTGGTGACCAGCACCTCGGTGCCGTCAGGCGTCTGCGTGTTCAGCGGCAGCGTGACTGTGCCAGTGGCCAGTGTGCCGGCCGGCTGAATCAGCATCCACTGTTGAGCTGATACAGGAGTTGGCACCGCGATATTGAATCCAGTGCCAGGCGTGTAGACGTTGGTGGCCAGCGTGGGGCTGGCAAAGGTCTGCTGGAAATAGGCCAGCAGCGCGCCAATCGGCAGCCGCCGTGCATCGCCATTGTTTGGCGTGTAGACCGGAATCTGATCGCCAGGTGATGCGACTGTGAGCAGCGGAAGTTGGTTGATGTATGGCATGGACTTGTCCTTTTAGTTGAACTGAAGAGGTCCATCTGGGCCAGCTTCGACTGGGCTGACAGGAGGACGCAGGAATGGGTTGTCGTAGACGCGCCAGGGCTTGTTGCCAGCACCTGATGGCATCGTGTTCGGGAACTGCTGTTCCAGTGGGAACGTGGCGCGCTGCAGCAGCGTGTCGTAGCCCTGCTTGGCAGTGGCCTTGGTCTCGTTCATGACCTGCTTGCCGTACTGTGGCGCCAGCCTGATGCCAAGGCTGCAGATGATGGCCTCGTAGGCCGAATCTGGTACGTTAGTCTGCTCGTCGATGCTGCCGTCTTGTGGGCTGGACGGGATCGGGTAGCCGAGTCGGATACCTTTGCCGTTCCAGTCGGCCATCATGGCGTCCAGACGCTGCCTGGCAGACTCAAGCTGCTCAGGCTGCAGGTCGAAGGCATAGGACGCAAGGCCGATCTCTGCGAATGCAGCCTCAATGAATTGGCGCTTGCTGTATCCCATGTCAGCCTCCCTGCTGCAATGCAGTGGCAATCAGGCCACTGAGTTTTTTGTCGGATGTTCGACCGTTGAATGGTATACCCAGCTCGGTGGCTTTGGCCTCCAGCTC